GATAACACAGAAAGTATCACCGGAGAAACTTAAACATGAACTTGAGTCAGTGTTAAGTACGTTTGATAATAAAAGTTTAAACACGCACTAGGGCTAAAGCAAAATGCGAGTGTCAAGACCCCCACGCACCCCCACCCCCACGCATAGCCACAGCCACGGCCGTGCACTATACAGACTAATTTGCACATTCAATTACAATATTTTACTAGGTAAACAGTTTTGAGGGCTCTAATTGACAACATTGACCGAAAGACAACAGTTAGTTTTAGATTTTATAGAAGCTTTTATTAGGATAAAGGGATACCCACCTTGTTTAAGAGAGATTGCAGAAGGTTTAAACATGAAAAGTAGGAGTAACATCCATAGAATTGTTCACAAATTACAAAATGAGCGGTATGTCAGGATGATTCCTTTGCAATCTAGGACTCTGAAGGTGTTGAATCGTGGGTAATTTATTAACTAAGGCAGAGGTAAAAAGGTATCTTAAGGTTATAGATACATTACCTAGTGGGTCTCCGGAGATAGAAAAGGTTTGGCAGGTTTTACAAGCACATAAGACAGAGACTTGTAGGGATTCTTTCTTACCTTTTGTACAAGAGATGTGGTCTGCGTTTATAGGAGGGTCACATCATAAGGTTATGGCAGATGCTTTTGAGAGAGTTGCCAATGGGGAGTTGAAAAGGTTGATTATAAACATGCCGCCCCGGCACACAAAATCAGAATTTGCGAGTTATTTGTTTCCGGCGTGGTATTTAGGTAAGTATCCGGAGAAAAAAATTATTCAAACGGCACACACAGCGGAGCTCGCAGTGGGATTTGGAAGGAAAGTGAGGAACCTTGTGAACTCTCCTGACTTCCAAAAGATATTTGATTTGAAATTATCGGCAGATTCAAAAGCGGCAGGTAGATGGAATACAGATAAAGGTGGTGATTATTTCGCTATCGGTGTCGGAGGAGCGGTCACTGGTAAAGGTGCTGATGTTTTGATAATAGATGACCCCCATTCAGAGCAAGAGGCCATGATGGGATCCCCACAGGTGTATGAAAGAGTATATGAGTGGTATTCATCTGGCCCCCGACAACGTCTACAACCGGGAGGTTCGATAGTTGTCGTGATGACAAGGTGGTCAAAGAAAGATTTAACCGGGCAGATTATACAAAATTCGATTAAACGTGATTCAGATGAGTGGGAAGTGATAGAACTGCCTGCGATTATGCCGTCCGGAAAGCCTTTGTGGCCTGAATTCTGGAAAGCAGAAGAACTTGAATCAATTAAGGCGGAGATACCCGTACCCAAGTGGGAAGCACAGTACCAACAAAACCCCACCTCGGAGGAAGGTGCAATTATCAAGCGAGATATGTGGAAAACTTGGGAAAAAGACCAACCCCCACCTTGTGATTACATTATTCAGTCGTGGGATACCGCCTTTGAAAAGCATAATCGAGCAGATTACTCTGCTTGTACGACATGGGGTATATTTTATAAACCAAATGACAATGGTGATGAGATAGCGAATCTAATTCTTTTGGATGCTTACAAGGATAGGATGGAGTTTCCAGAATTAAAGCAAACGGCGTATGAATTTTATGACCAATGGCAACCAGATACGTTGATTGTGGAGAAAAAAGCGGCGGGTGCCCCGTTAATATATGAAATGAGAAAGACAGGAATACCGATTTCTGAATATACACCTTCAAAAGGTTCAGATAAGATAGCTCGTATAAACGCTATTTCAGATTTATTCGCATCCGGTCTGGTATGGGCCCCTGATAAACGATGGGCAGAAGAAGTTGTAGAAGAAGTAGCTTCATTTCCAAATGGAGATCACGACGACTTGGTAGACTCTACAAGTCAAGCACTACTTAGATTCAGACAGGGTGGTTTTATTAAGATTCCTACAGATGAACCAGAGTCAACTTTTTACAGAAGAAGGGCTAAGTACTACTAATGAGTATAGAAAAACCACTTGAACCGCTTGTTCCAGCGGAAATGGACATCGAAATCGAGATTGACGCAGATGAAGGCGAAGTCGAAGTCGAAGTTGAGGTAAAACCTGTAACCTTTGAGGAAAACCTTGCTGAATCTATGGATCTCGGTGAACTTGACGAAGTATCCGATGAAATACTTTCACATATTAAGACAGATATTGATTCTCGAAAGGAATGGGAGAGAACGTATTCTGATGGAATAAAACTTCTCGGACTAAAAATAGAGGAAAGAACGGAGCCGTGGGACGGAGCCTGCGGGGTATTTCACCCTGTATTATCAGAGGCAGTTGTAAAGTTTCAGTCAGAAACCATATTATCTACATTCCCTGCATCTGGACCTGTAAAAACACAGATAGTTGGAAAATTAAACGTAGAAAAGCAGGAAGCGGCAAATCGTGTTCAGGAAAGCATGAACTACGAGCTAACAGAAAAAATGCCAGAGTATAGAACGGAACATGAAAGATTGCTTTGGTCTTTACCGGTTGCTGGGTCAGCTTTTAAGAAAGTTTACTTTGACCCAAGTTTAAACAGGCAAGTAGCAATGTTTGTGCCAGCAGAAGATTTGATTGTCCCTTACGGAGCTTCAGACTTAGAGTCTTCTCCTCGTATCACTCACAGAATGAAAAAGACAGAAAACGAACTGCGGAAGTTAATGTCCATGGGTTTCTATATGGATATAGATTTACCAGACCCTGAAAAAAATACAACAACCATAGAAAGAAGTCAGGACCAAGAAACTGGATATTCGGCAGTTAAAGACGAAAGATATACCATTTTTGAGTGTCATTGTGAACTAGACTTAGCAGGATTCGAGGACAAGAAAGACGGGCAAACCACACAAATAGCTTTGCCTTATGTGGTTACAATGTTATCTACTGGGGAGATATTAGGTATCCGTAGAAACTATCTGGAAGAAGACCCAATTAAAAAGAAAAGAATGCACTTTGTCCACTATACCTATGTTCCCGGATTCGGGTTCTATGGGTTTGGACTTATTCATTTAGTTGGTGGGTTTGCAGAGTCTGCGACATCTATCCTACGACAGTTGGTAGACGCTGGAACCCTTTCTAATCTACCGGGTGGATTTAAATCAAAAGACTTACGAGTCAAAGGTGATGACACACCAATCGCTCCGGGAGAGTTTAGAGATGTAGATGTAACAGGAATCACGATAAAAGAATCTATCGTACCCCTGCCGTATAAAGAACCTTCAGGCACCTTGTTTCAATTATTAAATCAAATTATCGAAGAAGGAAGGAGATTTGCTTCGGTAGCAGATTTAAAAGTTGGCGACATGTCAGGACAAACTCCTGTAGGAACTACTCTGGCAATACTAGAGCGAACATTGAAAGTTATGTCAGCCGTGCAGGCCAGAGTCCATAATGCAATGCGAAAAGAGTTTAAACTTCTTTCAGTAATTATCCGGGACTACACCCCACCAGTTTATAAATATGAGGTTGACGGACCGCAAATAGCAAAAATGGCAGATTATGATTTAGTGGAAGTCATACCTGTATCAGACCCAAACGCAAGTACAATGGCTCAAAAAGTAGTCCAGTATCAGGCCGCTTTACAGTTAGCACAAGGAGCTCCAGATATATATGATCTGCCTTTGTTGCATAGACAAATGCTAGAGGTTTTAGGTGTCAAAGAGGTTCAAAAGATCGTTCCTTTGGAAGATGATTTTAAACCTATGGACCCTGTATCAGAAAACATGAGCTTACTTAAGAGTAAACCAACAAAAGCATTTCAATACCAAGACCATGAAGCCCACATACAGACACACATGAATATGGCTCAAGACCCTAAAATAAGGGAGATGGTCGGACAAAGTCCAAATGCAGGGGCGATACAAGCGGCAGTACAGGCACATATCGCAGAGCATATAGCTTTCCAATATAGAGTTGAAATAGAGAAGATGATGGGCGTTCCGTTACCTCCGGTAGATGAAAAGCTACCAGAGGATGTGGAAGTAGAGTTGTCCAGAGTAGTTGCTATGGCTTCTGATAAATTGTTACAGAAAGGACAGGCGGAAGCACAACAACAACAAGCTCAACAACAAGCAGAAGACCCTGTTGTCCAAATGCAAAAAGCTGAACTGGAACTTAAACAAGCTAGATTTCAGCACGATAAAGCGATGGACGAGGCAGAACTTAATCTTAAATCTCAAGAGGCACTGGCAAAAGATGAAAGAGAAAATAAGCGAATCGATACTCAAGCAGAAATTGAGGGAGCTAAAATTGCCATTGATAGCATAGAGGCAGAGCAAAAGATGCAGGAAGGAAAGGAAAGAGAAGAAAGACAAGACTTTAAGGAGGGAGTAAGAATTGGACTTGAAAGAGCTGATAATAAGTCAGATGAAGGATGAAATTAAAAGAATTGGAG